CCCCGGGGGGGGCCCCCCGTTCTACGGGGTGGACATGTGGCGGGTCCGCGCGGTCCGCCACTTCCACTGAGATACACTGCACTAGTACATGTACGACGCCGGCCGTGGGGTCGGCAGAGAGGAGGGCCTCATGGCTGGCTCTATCCGGACCCTCGGCGACGGGCGTATCACCCTGGTCGCCCTTGGCATTGGCGGCGCCCCGGTCGCCGACCCGAAGCACCCGACCGTGGCAGAGCTCAACAAGGGCCTGCACTTCGAGATGTCTGTCATGAAGTCGGACTACAAGCTCGGCTCGAAGGGCAGCACTAGCGTGGAGGAGCCTGTACTGGGCGCCGCGGGTAAGGGTACCGTCCCCGGCCCCGCCGAGTACGAGGGGCAGGTCAGCGTCTACTGGTTCTTCGATGAGGACGGCCAGAAGGTCGCTGGTGGCGACAACCGCGTCTGGGAGCTCCTGTCGAAGACTGGCCGCGAGTTCGAGCTGTACGAGCGTGAGGGCAAGAAGCCTGAGGCGCCGTTCACTGACGGCGACGATGTTGACTGGTATCACGTGGCGCCCGGCCAGCCGCAGAAGCCGGACGACAGGACCACGTACACGAAGCGCACCGTGTCCCTGTTCATCTCGGATGCCCTGGAGAACGAGATCACCCTGGGTGCGGGTACGGCTGCGTCGAAGCCGACTGTGACGAAGATCGCGCCGTCTGGCCAGAAGGCCGGCGACACGGTCATCATCACGGGCACGAACTTCGTGAACGTTATGCGCGTCACCTGCACCATCACGGGTGGGAAGGAGGGTGATGTTGCGTCGTTCAAGACGCTGTCGCCGACTTCGATCGCCGCGGTCCTCCCCGCCGGTGCCATCACCGGTAACTTCATCGTGTACACGCGTAAGGGCAACTCCGATGGCGTGTCGTACACGGTGGGCGCCTGATATACTCACCCCCGTAACCGGGGCCCGGGACTACGGCAGTCCCGGGCCCCTTCTAACGTCTAAAGGGAGGACCCCCGATGTCTGACGAGTTTCGTGACGCGACACCCGATGGTGCGACCGAGCCGGCCAGCTTCGACCTGGCTTCGTGGATCGCTGGGTTCCAGCCGACCCGGAAAGCGTGCATCCTGTACGGGCGCACGGACCAGATGGCGACCATCGACCGCCTGAACGAGGAGGCCAACCTTCCGGGAATCCCGGAAGGTCGGAAACGAGAGATCCTCGCGGAGGCCGAGCAGGCGCTCGCCACGCTCAAGGAGAGTGGCGTGGAGTTCGTCGTGCAGACGATGGACGTGCACCGGCAGAAGGCTCTCCTCGAGGAGCTCGGCCACAAGAAGGGCGAGACGGTCACCCATGAGATGGAGTGCGCGTTCATCGCCGCCCACATCGTGGAGCCTGAGGGTGTGACCGGGAAGGATATCGAGGCCCTGTACGCGGCGTCGTCCCAGCAGGTGGAGAAGCTGTCCAGGTGCATCCGGAAGGTGGACACTGTGGAGCCGACGATCACTGCCCCTTTCTCGTCCGCGTCCTGAGAGCCCCGTCGGGACGCTGGCTGTCGCAGCTCGTGAGGCGGGCCTTGGAGTGGGGGCGCCCGCCGACGGGTCTGGTGCGCCGCTCCTCCGAGTGGATCGACCAGGACTACGTGCTGGCTGAGGCGTGGTCCGCCTACCAGCAGTCGCTGTGCCCGTGTGGGTGCGGGTTTCCCCGCAACCGAGCGTGGGACGACACGATGGACGGCTGGTTCGAGGCCCGAGAGACTGTTTGCTATGCGAAGGCCGCGAAAGAGAGGTGGGAGAAGGATCACAGCGAGCGGAACAAGTCGGGAGACCTGATCTCCCCGCCGCGGGAGGGGTCACTCGTGTACGTGGTGGACTCCAGTGAGGCTGAGTGAGACTGTAAACTCGTTGTCAGTAGTAGGAGAGGGGGTCACATCTTGGCCGATAGAACCGTCTTGGTGAAGCTGACGGCTGACGCGTCCGGCGTGAAGTCGGGGATGCGCGAGGCGTCCGACGCCACGAGGAGCACCCAGGATGCGATGAAGTCGGCTGGGGATGCCGCCCAGCAGGCCGCCTCTCAGATGAATCAGGCGTCCGCGCAGGGGAAGACCGGGTTGGCCGGTCTGGCTGACTCGGCCCGTCAGAACGGCGCGGCATGGACGACGGTTGGTACTGCGGTCGCCGGTGTCGGCGCGGGGCTGCTGGGGTTCGCGGGCTCCGCTGCGAAGACCGCCGCCGACTTCGATGCGGCGATGTCCAGCGTGCAGGCTGCGACGCACGCGTCTGGTGATGAGATGTCGCAGCTGCGCGAGGCTGCCATCCAGGCCGGCGCCGACACGGCGTTCTCGGCGACAGAGGCCGCGGCTGGTATTGAGGAGCTCGCCAAAGCGGGCGTGTCTACGTCCGACATTCTGCATGGCGGTCTGACGGGGGCCCTGGACCTGGCTGCGGCGGGCGAGGTGTCCGTGGCGGAGGCCGCGGAGACGGCGGCGACGGCCATGACGCAGTTCGGCCTGGGTGGGGACCAGGTGACGCATGTCGCCGACTTGCTCGCCGCGGGGGCCGGCAAGGCCCAGGGGGGCGTCCATGACTTGGCGTTCGCACTGAAGCAGTCGGGCCTGGTCGCCAGCCAGATGGGCCTCAGCATCGAGGACACGACCGGCGCCTTGGGGGCGTTCGCGTCCGCCGGGCTGATCGGTTCCGACGCCGGCACCTCCTTCAAGACGATGCTCCAGCGGTTGCAGAACCCCTCCACGAAGGCCGCGAACGCGATGAAGGACATCGGCCTGAACGTCTACGACGCCAACGGCTCCTTCATCGGGATCACCGCTACCGCCCAGCAGCTGAAGGACGGCCTGTCCGGCCTGTCGGAGGAGCAAAGAAACCAGGCGATGGCGACGATCTTCGGGTCGGACGCCATCCGCGCCGCGAACGTCCTCTACAACGAGGGCGGTGAGGGCATCCAGGACTGGATTGACAAGGTCAACGACGCCGGCTACGCTGCGGAGACTGCCCGCCTGAAGCAGGACAACCTGAAGGGCGACCTGGAGAAGTTGGGCGGCTCATGGGAGACCGCGATGATCAAGATCGGCGCGTCGTCTGAGGGGCCGCTCCGGTCGGTGGTGCAGACGATCACGTCGGTGGTGGACAAGCTTGGCGACTTGTCCCCTGGGGCGCAGACCGCTGTGCTCGGTATCACGGCTGTGGGCGGCGCTGCGCTGACCGCGGTCGGCGGGATGATGGTGCTCGCCCCGAAAATCGTCGAGATCCGCGACGCAATGAACACGCTCGGCTGGACCAGTGGGAACGCGGTCGCGGGCATCAAGAACCTGGCGACGGGCACGAGCGCAATGGCCCGCGCCGGGCGGATGCTTGCCATGGGGGCCCTGATCGCGGGTATCAGCGAGTACGGCAACAAGACGTCGGACGCGGCAGTGTCCGTTGACGAGATGGCGTCCGCCCTGAAGAATGGCGGCAGTGCCCTGGACCAACTGCACTTCGACACCGCTTCGAAGTCGGCGGACGAGTTCGGTGTGATGCTCGCTGACATCAGCCGCCCGTCCACGTGGGCCGGCCTGGAGATGGGCACCGCCCACTTCCTCGACGGGATCACAGCCGCTTTCGGGGCGGACACCCGGTCCGAGGTGCAGCAGCTGAAGGACACGCTCGAGTCCACGGGCAAGGCGCTCGCCGGCATGTCTACGGATGAGGCTACTGCTCAGTTCAAGAAGCTGTCCAATGAGCTGACAGACGGGTCGCGGCGCAGCATGATCGACCTGATCAACGACATGCCCGAGTTCAAGGCCCACTTGGACGCGGTCGCGAATCAGATGGGGCTGACGGCGGACGACTCTACGCGTCTGGCTCTGGCGCTGGGGCAGATCGATCCGAACGCGAACCAGTCCGCGGACAGCACGGACCGGCTGGACCAGGCGATCCGGAAGGCGAAGGAGGGGTCGGACCAGGCAGCCCCGTCGATTGAGGAGGTCGTGAAGGCGATCCATGATTTCGGGGAGGCTGCGATTGGTGCTTCCAACGCGGACATCAAGTACCAGGAGGCGCTAAAGAACGTCAACGACGCGATCGCCGAGAACGGCCAGAACCTGGACATCACGACTGAGGCGGGCCGCAAGAACCAGTCGGCGCTGAATGATCTGGCGTCGGCGACTCTGGCGCAGGTGCAGGCCGGCGCCGCCGCGGGCGAGACGCAGGACACGCTCCAGACGAAGATGCAGACTGGTCGAGATGCCTTCATTCAGGCGGCTGAGGCGATGGGGATGACCGAGGATGAGGCCACTCAGCTCGCCGACTCGTATGGGCTGATCCCCGAGAAAGTCTCGACCGAGGTGACCGCGGACACGCAGCCCGCGCTGGAGAATGCCGACGGCGCGAAGGCGAAGATTGAGGGGATGACCGGGTACATCTCGGTGGACGGTGACACGTCGAAGGCCGACTACGCGCTGTCTGTGACCGCCGACTCGATCAACGGGACAACGTCGTACGTGGAGATCGACGCGAACAACGACCGGGGTCTCGAGGGGCTCCAGTCTACGGTGCAGACGATCGACAACGCGGACGGGACCGTGTCTATCCTGGGTGACGCTACGGGCGCCCGGTGGGAGAAGGATTCGGTCAAGACGCAGATCGACGATACGACCGGTGAGGTGACGATCTCCGGTAAGGACGAGGCGTCCGGGAAGCTCCGTACTGTGAAGTTCAACATGGACCAGATTCAGTCCAAGACTGTCTCCGTCACCGTGAAGATCAAGCAGTTCTTCGAGGAGTACGGCCGGCGGCTGATAGCGAATCCGTTTGGGTTCGGCATTTTCGCTGATGGTGGGGCCGTGGCCGCGGGCCGGGGGGGGGGGGGGGGGGGCGGGGGGGGGGGGGGGGGGGGGGGGGGCGGGGGGGGGG